ATTATGATAACCCTGAAATAAAAACAGCTGATTTACCATGGGCAACAGTTATGATGCCAACAACATCAGCATCTCTTAAAGGTAATGGAGCCAACCATCACTTAGAGGTCGGTTCATGGGTCGTTGGATTTTTTAGAGACGGGCCAAGCGCTCAGGACCCTATTGTGATGGGTTCCATTGCCACACAAACTACTACTAAGACTTCTTCTATTATGTTCGTAACAGCTGATAATCCTAGTGGTGATAAATATGACACAGAACAAGACATACCAACACAATCTTCAGTAGATAATAAAGTTTATAAATCAAAAGCTGGTCATTTAATAGAAATAGATAACACAAAAGATGCAGAAACTTTACGCGTAACTCATGCAAAAGGCGCAGTAATAACTATTGATAAGGATAATAATTTATCTATTACAAATAGTGGTCAAACAAATCTTGCATCTGATGGACAAATTGTTGTTTCATCAAAACAAGATATAAATGTTATATCAACCGAACAAATAATACTTCGATCAAGTAAAAAAACAAAGATTATATAATGACTGACGTTATTGAAGAAATCGTCGTAACGGCAAAAAGGCCTAAACCTTTAATAGAATTGCCGGAGCTGCAATGTCCAGATGTTGTATTACCTACTCCAGCTAATATGACTAATTTTTTTGGTGGGCTAGCTACATTTCCTGAAAAAATACTTATTTATGCTGAAGATTTGGTAGGTGAAGAAAAAGAAAAGTTTTTAAAACAAGCTGAAGATTTACAAAAAATTGTTGATGATATAAGAGTTTTTTTTAAACCTTATGACCCAGATTTTAAAAAGATAGAAATACCTGAAAAAGAATGGGAAATAATGATACAAAGGTTTATGGAAGAATATCCGATGTATGTACAAGCTCAAATAATGAAGTTATTAAGTTCTTTTGTATCATTTACTGTTCCTATCCTTGGTATATCAATTGATGTACTTAAAATATGTACAGATAGAGAATATTTATCTGAATTAGCTAAAGAAATTTCAGGATATGGACCTGATATGGAAGCAAAAATTGCAGCTCTAAGAGAAGGAGAATGGAAAGATTTATCTGAAGAAGAAATACAAGAAAAGATTGAAGCATTACGTAGTGCTGAGATAGATAGATTATACGAATTATTACCAGATGAATATAAATTCTTTGACGGTACTTATGGATTAGAGAATTCAGAATTAAAAGCAAAACAACTTATGGACTTTATAAAAAATGAGTGTACTAAGTTTATGAATGGCCAAATGTTTGCTGGCTTTGGTGGTATAATAGGAGCTTTCTCAGATATATGGAATGCACTTGGCTTACCAGCATTACCAACTCCTTTAACTGGACCAGATGTTGGAGCTATGATTAAAGGTATTATTGATTCAGCAAAAGCTGATTTTGAAACTGAAATGGCTGCATTAGGAGTTGACGCAACTGATTTAGATAAACAAACGGTAATAGATAATTTCCATGCTAATATTGAAAGAGGATTAGAAGATTTAGAGGTACTTGGATTTAAAGTTTCAGCTCTTTTAGGTGGTGATTTTACTGAAACAACTGAAGCACTTGATTTTAAAATAGCTAGAATATCAGCTAAATTAAAAGACTTTAAAGAAAATTGGCAAACATATCTAATAAAGAAATGGATGGAAACCGTCACAGCTTTCTTTGATGCAATCGGATTGAGTGCATTAACACAATGGATAACATTTACATTTTGTGATTTTATAAAATTAATAGGTATACCAACAACAGTAGATTTAAGTGCTTTTGATAACATATCAACGACAACTCAAACCGTTGAAGGAATTGAATCACAAGTTGCTGAAACAGCAGGCTAACGAGTATAAATAGTATTATGGCAGGATTATATACAGGCGACAAGCAAATATCAGGGAATTTAGAGCAAGCTAAGATTGTCTCTAAAAAGAAGCCTTATCGTGACTTAGATTTAGGTTTAACTATTCATCCTATACGAAAGGATATTATACCTTTAAAAGACGATGCTGCTATAAAAAACGCAATAAAAAATTTACTCATAACTAATTTTTATGAAAGACCGTTTGGAGATGATAAAGGAGCTAATTTAAGAGGATTGCTTTTTGAACCGGTTGGGGTAATTACTAATATAGAATTAAGAGATAATATAAGAACTGTTATACAAAAATATGAACCAAGAGTTAGTGTAACGAATATTAATATTACAGATGTATTTGATACAAATGAGTATCTTATTAATGTAAATTTTAGAATAAAAGAATACGATTCTGCTTCTTCAGTAGAAATCGTTCTAAGAAGGTTAAGATAAAATGGCAACAAATTTAAACGTAACGGAACTAGATTTCGCAGATATAAAAAATAATTTAAAAAATTATTTAAAACAACAAACAGAGTTTAATGATTATGACTTTGAAGGCTCAGGTCTTAATATATTATTAGATGTATTAGCATATAATACTCATTATAACGCTTTAAACGCTCATTATTCATTAAATGAATCCTTTTTAGATTCTGCTCAAATAAGAGGTAATGTCGTAACAAGAGCTAAATTACTTGGATATACACCAAGGTCTCTTTTATCTCCAAGAGCTCAAGTAGATATAGTTGTAAATATTGCTGGAGAATCTGGTACAATACCAACAACATTATCATTACCAAGAGGAGCTAAATTAACTGCTGCTGTTGGTGGCCAAGAATTTACTTATGTTGTATTAGAAACTCAAACCGCTACTTTAGTTGGTACAACATATACATTTAGTGATGTCACTATTGTTGAAGGTACAATAAGAGAATTAAAATATAGAGTTGATAATGATATAGAAAATCAGAAATTTCAACTCTCAGACTTCGACGCAGACACAAGCACGTTACGCGTACGTGTACAGTCAAACGAAGAATCAACATCCTTTGATGTATATACTAAATTTGAAACATTAAGAGGCGTAGATTCTACATCAAAAGTTTATTACTTACAAGAAAATCCAAGTGGTTATTATGAAATATATTTTGGAGATGGTGTCACTGGATTTAAACCATCTAATAATAATATAATAACAATCGATTATGTCACTACATCTGGTAAAGAAAGTAATGGTGCAAATTCATTTACAATGTCAGATTCGATTGGAGGATTTTCAAACATTGCTATTACATTAGATAGTGCTGCTGCTGGAGGAGCTGATGCTGAAACAATGGAGTCAATAAGATTTAATGCTCCACTTACATTTATATCACAAAACAGAGCCGTGACTGCAGATGATTACGCATCTATTATTAAAAAAGAATTTAGTAATATAGATTCTATATCAACATGGGGTGGAGAAGATAATGACCCACCTGATTATGGTAAAGTTTATATTTGTATTAAACCTTTACTTGCTTCTGTTTTAACTACAGCTGAAAAAACGGATATTACTGGTTCAATATTAAAAGGTAAAAATGTTGTATCAATTACACCAGAAATTGTTGACCCTAATTTTACTTATTTAGAATTAGATGTAGCATTTAAATATAATCCTAATTTAACAGATAGAAGTTCAGTTGAATTATCATCAGTTGTTAAAGATACTATAACAGATTATAATTTTAATAACTTAAATAAGTTCGACGGTGTGTTTAGACACTCACAATTAACAAGGTCAATAGATAACTGTGACCCATCTATATTAAATACGATGGTTAGACCTAGAATGTTTCAAAATATTACTCCTGTAAATAATGCAGATAATAATTTTAGTTTATCATTCTCATCTCCTTTTTATCAATCAGGACTTTCAACAGCTTATATAATGTCATCAACAGCATTTAAAATAAATAATGTTGACCATTTCTTTGGTGATGTTCCTATAAGTGGTTCAACTCAAAGAAAGGTTATTGTTTATAAAGTAGTAGACGATGTTAATTCAATTGTTATTGCAGACGCTGGTTTAATTGATATAGAAAAAGGTACTATTACTTTAAATAGTTTTAGACCAGATACAACTGATGCAATTAAAATTACTATATTACCTAATTCATTAGACTTAGCTCCTAAAAGAGACCAATTAATTTCAATTGATATGAATACAGTAACGATAACTCCTGAAATAGATACTATTGCAACTGCAGGTTCTTCAGGTTCAATTAATTATAAAACAACATCTAGATTTAAATAATAATGGGATTTAAAAAGACATTAACACCAGGTGCGATTGAAGTCGAACAGGGTACTTTGTCTCAAACAAGAGAAGATGTTCGTCTTGACCAAATAATACCATCTGAAATATTAGAAAATAAAGATAAGTTAGATAAGTTTTTACAAGCTTATTATACATTCATGAATATGGATGAATTTATTTATCAAGAAAATAATGTTTTTACAGATGTTGTATTAAATGGACAAGTACAATTTAGAATATCAGACCCAAATAATGAAAATAATAAATTTTTTACTGATGAAACAGGTGCAGGGTCAACTTTAGTTTTAACAAGTCCTACAGGTTCAACTCAAAATATAACTTTAACTGATGCTAATGTTGCTATAACAAATGGTAATGAATTACCTGGTACACTTGCAACTTCAACATCTGAAATAGGTAAGACATTTACTGTCAACGGTTTAACTGCTTATAATAACTATTCAGCTAAATTAACCACAATTCAAAAGAATTGGGTTGGTCCAGGTCCATCTTATGTAATGAATACAATTGAAACTGCAATGGATATTGATACTAATAGTTCTGGTTATTTAGAATTAATGCAAAAAGAAATTGCTGCTACAATTCCAAGAGGAGTCACAGTAGATAAAAGAACTCTTTATAAACAAATTATAGATTTTTATAGATTAAGAGGTTCTTCAGATTCTATTGAAATATTTTTTAAAATATTATTTAATGATTTTGCAGAAATTGAATTTCCATACGATAAAGTATTAATACCATCATCTGGTAATTGGGATGTTAACGCATCTCTTCCTAAAGGTGGACAATATTTAGATAATAAAGGATTTTTATCTGATAGTATTAAAATACAAGATAGTAAAAAGTTTCAAAAGTTTTCTTATTTAATTAAAACAGGTAAAAATTTATCTGATTGGGATTTATCTTATAATAGATTAGTACATCCATCAGGATTTGTATATTTTGCTGAAATATTAATATTCTTACAATTAACAAGAGCTGTATTAGGAGAAGATTATTATCATCCTACTAATTTTGTAGACCAATATGGTAGAATAAGAACTGATGGTTTAGGATTAGTTGATAGAATAGTACTATCAGCTGCTCCATTAAGACAGCCTGGTATTATAGGACCTGAAGATATTCCATTATTAGTTGAAATGTTTGTTTCAACATTCTTACCGAATCCAACAGCAAAAATACATAAGTCAGGAACTCTTTCACTTGCTTTAAAAAATGGTGTTATAAACGCTATATCAATAACAAATGCAGGAACTGGTTATACTGCCGTTCCAGCAATAACAACATCCGATGCTGCAGCTGCAAGTGGATTTACAGCCGCAACATTAACTTCAGTTTTAACAAATGGTTCAGTCACTTCTGTCACAATAGGTAATGGTGGAAGAGATTATGGTTCTCCTCAATTAGTATTTGCTGCTCCAACATCACAAACATTTAACGGGTCAAGTTCTTCAATTGTAAGTACATCAAATAATACTATAACATTAACTACCGCTCAAAAGAATTCATGGGTAGTGAACGACAGAATAACATATAATAGTGGTGGAGGAACTGCAATTGGTGGATTAACAAGTGGAACAACTTATTTTGTTAAAGCCATAAGTGGAGATACAGTTTCTTTATCAGCTACTTCAGGTGGAGCTGTTATTAATTTAACTGGAGTTGGTGTAGGAACATCACATACATTTAAAGGTATAACTGCAACTGGTACTGCAACTTCATTAAATGGGTCATTAAAATCCATAGAAGTAAATGAACCAGGCTTTGGCTACACAGGCTCTTCACTTTCTGTGACTTTTAACGGTACATCTATTAGTGGACTCACTGGAGTGAACCCAGTCGTGACGATAGCTTTAGATTCAGAAGGGAAATTAAATAAAGAAGGAATAACAATAACATCAGAAGGTTCTAATTGGGCTCAACTCTTTGGTAGTGTTGCTGCTAATAGTAATGCTGGTAAAGTATCAAAAATAGAATTAGTCGGACTAGCAGATAAAAACTTTACTTCTGCTCCTACTATAGTATTCCCAGAACCTCAATCAAAAGATGTAGATGGTAATTTATTATCTACTAATGTGACGGCAACGGCTGTATTTACATTAGATAGTGATGGAGAAATAACTGGAACTACAATTACTAATGCAGGTAATGGTTATGTTAATGACCCAGTAGTTAAATTGGGAAGTGGACCTAATAACGAAACAAGAGTAGCAGACCAATTAGAAACAATAGAAGTAAATTGTAATCATAATAATGTTGATACATTAATAACTGAAGTAAAAATTAATCCAAGACAAACATCTGGTTCTAAAATGACTTCAACAAATACCGCAGTTAAATTTTTACCAGAGTCTAGAGTTAAAGTAGTAAATCCAAGTTTTAGAACCATTATAAATAATAATTACAAACAAAGGAAAGGTTCGGATAATTTTTATAGCTCTCCGAGGCTTTATAATACTAACCAAACAATTGAGTTTTTAGGTAGCAAAACATTACAAACTATCGACTCAAGTGATATAAATAATAATAATACAAGTACTTTTGTACATATAGAATAATCAGGACAGGAAAATGCCAGCAATTATAACATCAAATTTTAGAACTTTAAACGCAAAACACTTTAAAGAGCAAATATCAGGCTCAAGCGTTTATGTAGGTATAGGTAAATCGGACGCATGGTCTTTGACTACATCAGATACTACAGATTCAACTGCTCTTTCAACTGAATTCCCAGCTGAGGACCACTTAGACGGATTAGGAGAAGCAAGAGCTAACTTTATAGGTATGAAAAAAATCATATCAGCAGATATTGCTCACGTAGTACCAAGACATACTTGGACATCAGGACAAACATACGTAGCTTGGGATTCAGCCGATAAAAATATCTTTGATAAAAAGTTTTATGTAGTCACATCAGAATTTAAGGTTTACAAATGTATTATAGCACCAGCAGGAGCTTCAAGCATTCAACCAACTCAAACATTAACAGCTCCAACTGCTGAATCAGATGGTTATACATGGAAATATATGTATACAATATCTGTTGCTGATGCAGAAAAATTCTTAACTAATAGTTATATGCCTGTTAAAACAGTTCCATTAGGAGCAAGTGCTACAGTAGCAACAGCTTCTTCAACTACAACAATTATACTAACAGAAACAGTTCCAGGAATTGGTGTAGGTATGACAGTGACAGGAACTAATGTAGGTTCATCTAAAACTGTTTCAGCAATTAACGGTTCAGTATTAACATTAAGTGGTGCGCCATCTGGTTCAGTATCAGGTATATTAACATTTGCTTATGCAAATGATGCCGCCGCAGAAGCTCAATTATCTGAAGCTGATTATGCTCAATACTTAAACCAAAAAGCTTCAAGAGACGCTTCAACAGCTGGTGGTATTGAAAGACTTATCGTAACAGCTGGTGGAACAGGATATACAAATAATACTAACGTAGCCGTCACAATAACAGGTGATGGAACAGGAGCAACAGTCACAACAACTGCTGGCGTAACTGTAGCAAGTAATGCAGTCACAGCGATTACAATTGCAAATAAAGGTACTAATTATAGAGTAGCTGATGTAGTAATCTCAGGCGGTGCTGGTTCAGATGCAACAGCAAGAGCTGTAATAGCTCCTAAAGCAGGACATGGAGTAGACCCAGTATCAGAATTGGGTGGATTCTTTGTAGCTCTTAATTCAAAACTAGACGGAAATGATGGTGGTGATTTAACAGTAGGTAATGATTTTAGACAAATTACTCTAATTAATGAACCAAGAGTTTATAACGCAACTCCATTAGCAGGTTTAACTGCAACAGCAGATACTCTTAAAGCTACTAAAGCTTTAGATTTTAATAGTTCAGCAACAGTAGCAAGTTATACAGTTGATGAATTAATTGTTGGAGCAGGCGGAGCTAAAGCTTATGTAGTTGAAATTGATAGTTCAAATGGATATTTAAGATACCATCAGAATTCTAAAACTGGTTATAAAGATTTCTCAAATGGAGAAGTCGTAACTGGACAAACATCTAGTCAAGCAGATTCATTAGAATCTTCTAATGCTACTCTGGCTCCTGAAGTTGATAAGTCTAGTGGTGAAATATTATTCCTTGAGAATAGGGAACCGATTAGTAGAACAACAACACAAATTGAAGATATAAAAGTAATTATAGAATTCTAATATATTATTAGGAATAAAAAAATATGGCAACAACAGTAGTAAAAAATTACACAACATCACCTTATTACGATGATTTTGACGAAACTAAAAATTATCATCGTGTTCTTTTTAGACCAGGTTATGCAGTACAAGCAAGAGAATTAACTCAGCTTCAAACCGCATTACAAGCTCAAATAGACAGACATGGTCAATACGCATTTAAAGACGGTTCAAGAGTTGTAAATGGTAAAGTCACATTAAATGTAGAATATGATTTTGTAAAAATAGAATCATCATTTACACATTCAACTGCTGGTAGTTTAAATGCAGATACTTATTTAGATGAATTTAAAGGTACTACTATTACAGGTGCTACTAATGGAGTCACAGCTGTTGTTCAAGAAGTTGTTGCAAAAGGAGATGCTTCAAATCCAGCAACTTTATTCGTAAAATATACTAATTCAGGTACAAACAATCAAACTTCTACATTTGCAAATGGAGAAGAATTAACTTCAAATGGAAGCCCAGTAAGATATGCTAAATGTGTATCTTCAGCAGCTACTGGATTAGGTTCATCAGTTAATATTGAAGAAGGTGTTTACTTTATTGCTGGTACTTTTGTTTATGTTCCAGCTGGTTCTTTAATATTAGACAAATATACAAATACACCTGATTATATTATAGGTTTAAAAGTCACTGAAACCGTTGTTGAGTCAGGAACAGATTCAACTTTATTAGATAACGCACAAGGCGTTCCAAATACTGCAGCTCCAGGAGCTAACAGATATAAAATTAGTACAACACTAGTTAAAGAACCTTTAGCTTTAGGTTCAAGAGTAGAAAAAAATTATATTACTCTTATTGTAATAGAAGATGGTAAAGCTGCTGTAGATAAAACAGATAAAAATGCAGAAACAGAATTAACCACAAGATTAGCAAGAAGAACATTTGAAGAATCAGGCAATTATGTTGTTGAACCTTTCCAAGTAAATGTAAGAGAATATTTAAATGACGGAAGTAATTTTGGATATAAAACAGCAGCTGAAATTGTAGCTGATGGAGATGCTGGAAATACTACACTTGCTACAACATGGGGTAGTGATAGATTTCTTTTAGGGATAGACCCATCAGTAGCTTATGTAGAAGGATTCAGAGTTGCTAATGCTAATACAAAACATTTAACAGTAGAAAAACCAAGAGGTGCAAGTTCTACAAATACAGTTAATGTTTCAACAACTTCAGTATTAGTTGGAAACTATGTTAAATTAACAGCATCAACTGTAAAAGGTATGCCAGATGTAAATGAATTTGCTACAATAGATTTACATAGCGTAAATATTGCTGGTACTCAATCAAATAGTAATAAAATCGGTACTGCAAGAGCAAGAGCTTTAGAATATGTTAATTCAGAATTAAGACTTTATCTATTTGATATAGTCATGACAGGAACTAATGTATTTAGTTCAGTTAAATCAGTTAATCAAACTGGTAATACACAAAACTTTATCGGTGATTTAGCTTCTATTGGTAATTTATTTGATGTAGGTAATAATGGTTTAGTATTTAAAATGCCACAAACTGCTATTAAAACATTAAAAACAGGAAACACTTCAACAGATACTGTATACATTGTAAAACAAATGTTTGATTTAACTTCAAATACTATTAGTATTTCTGATGGTACATTTGTAAATACCTCTTCAATAATAGCTTCATTAGGTACTGGCGTTATTGATGTGACACCTACAATATCAAGTGGTTCAGATGGTTCAACATCTATAACATTTAGTGATATTAGTGGAGCCAATCCAAGTTCAGGTAGAATGAAAGTAATGGCAGATGTTCAAAAGAACATATTACAAAAACAAAAAACAAGAGTTAATGGTGGAACAGTCACCGGTGCTCTTTCAAGTGGTTCATTAAGTTTAGGTAAATCAGATATTATAAGAGTCACAGAAGTTAAAGATGCTTCAAACGTAGTTATCACAGAGAGATTTACTGTTGATAACGGTCAAAGGGATAACTATTATCAAAATGGTAAAATAACTCTTAAGCCAGGATACGTTAGTCCATCAGGAAATTTAACAGTCACATTTGACCATTATACACATACATCAGGAGATTATTTCTCAGTTGATTCATATCCAGAAGCAGATAGAGTTAATAAAATTCTTTTTAATAGCTCTTCAGGTAAGTTGAACTTACTTGATTGTTTAGATTTTAGACCAAGAAAATCAGACGCAGGAGCTGATAACTTTACTGGTACTAACTCAAGTAATCCTCAACCACCTAAACCAAATCATGCAGCAATTGCTCAAGTTGAGCATTATATGCCAAGAATAGATAAAGTTTATATTACTCGTAAAGGAGAATTTAAAACAGAAGTTGGTGTTCCAAGTTTAACACCTAAAGCTCCTAAAACTCCTGAAGGAGCAATGGGTATATACCTTTTAAATTTAAATCCTTATGTATATGATTTAGATGATGTGAGTCCAAGTATTATAGATAACAAACGTTATTCTATGAAAGATATTGGTTCACTAGATAAAAGAATTAAAAACTTAGAATATTATACATCATTATCATTATTAGAACAAAGTGCTGCTGACGTAGAATTGTTTGATGGTAGTGGATTCTCAAGATTAAAAAATGGATTTATTGTTGATGGATTTAAAGGCCACAATGTTGGAGATACTTCAAATCCAGATTATACAGCAGCTATCGATAAAAAGAATGGTATATTAAGACCAAAATTCGATGAAAGGAATGTTAACTTAGTAAGATTAAGTAGTGAAGCAAATGCTAATAATGCTGACTTTTCAGCAAATGCTAATGCAAGAAAAGACGCTTCAATAGTCACATTACCTCATTCAGAAACAAATTATGTTAATCAACCATATTCATCCTTTGCATCTAATGTAAACCCATACAATGTATTTAGTTGGGCTGGAATGATGGAGCTTTCTCCTGATTCAGATGAATGGAAAGAAACAGATGTAAGACCAGATGTTATCATTGATGATTCATCAGCTTATGAACAATTTAGACAAATGGCTGAAGAAACTGGTATATTAGGTACAGTTTGGAATGAATGGGAAACAAACTGGACTGGTGTAGAAACTGATTCAACTACTACTGGTGGCGGAGGCGGATTCTTTGATTTCTTTGATTTAGATTTTGGTGAAGGTGGTCTTTTAGATTTAGCATGGGCTAGACAAGGCGCTGGAGCTAGAAGTGTCACAACAACTACTACAACAACTACTACACAAAATCAAAGTAGGTCAGGTATTAGTACAGATTTAGCATTTGATACTGTCACAAGAAGTGATGGGACAAGAGTAGTTGAAGTTAACTTTGTACCATTTATACGTTCTAGAAAAATTAAATTTAAAGCTCAATTATTAAAACCAAGTACTAAGGTATATGCATTCTTTGATGGTACTGCAGTTGCAGATTATGTAAAAGAAGAATCATATTCAGAATTTTCAGACTCAACTGGTGTAATAACCTTTGAAGGTCTTGATGGTTCAAGTTCAGAAATAACAAGTGGTGCATTAATTACAGATGCTTCAG